TTTATTTGGTAGTTTTTGTGTACTCAACACCACGATACCTTAGTTTTACAGTCATTGTAATACTCCAGTACCACAGCCCCGTTCCATGCTGTGATTTCATGCGACCTTCAAAGAAGGTTGAACGGACGTGGTGTGAGGTGGCTTCTACTGATTCGACAATCGAGCCGCCGCTATGCTAATCCCTTTACTTTTTCAGTAATCTCTCTCATCCTCTGCAATCTTTCAGTAGGAGGTAATTTATCTACGCCTTTTAGTTCTTCTAATGCTTTAATTTGAGCAGGATTAAGTTCTGCTATCTTTGTTGGTGCTGGTCCCGATTGACCTATCTGGAGTTGTGGTGCAAGTAGTGCTCCACCTGCAGCAGGGATTAGTTGGAGGATCTTAAGTAAATCCCGTGGTTTGATGTCAATATTCTTTAAGAAGTCAGGTATATCTAAACCAGGATTCTGCTGTTTAATACCCTTCCTCTTTTTCAATACTTCTTTCAGCTTAGGGTTATCTACATTAGGTATGCCTTCAGTGCTCTGACCACCTGGTAACCAAGGGGTATTAACATCAGGTGGCATGCCTCCTTTAATCATTAAAGGCTTACCTTGAGGATTAAGTTCACCTGTATCAATGTACTTCCCTTCTCTTTCTAGTTGTTGGCCAGGAGTGGGTTGTGGTTTAGGTTGGTTACGTTTCTTTCTATCACCACTTAGGACATTCTCTTGCCCATACTCACCTTGATTATAATTACCTCCTCTACTATCAGTAGCTATCTTCAGGGCTTCTTGCTTTGCATCATTCCTGATATCTCTTAACTCATCAGGAGTAATTTGTAAAGTTCTCATAGTTAGAATTTCATATCAGACCTCGCAACTTTCTCCATGACATCACGGCGATAAGCTGGGTCGTTATCATATTTAGGATCACTCATAGCAGCAACCATTTCTGCTTGACTACGATAAGTATCACCACCAGTTTTGGGTGCATTTCCTGTTAACATTCTACCCTCATAACCTACTCCATCACTATATCTTTGAGATAAAGAATTGATTGCAAACCAAGCTGAAGCTACATCACCTCTAGCCATTACAGAATCAAACATATCTATTTCTTGTTTAGATAGATTACCTTGAGCCCACTGCAGCATCTTACCATACTGCTGATCCCCACCAGCTATCTGTTTCAATTGTTTAACATTATCATCAGACATCTCAGGGATAGGCATGTACTTAGATTCAGCATCAGCTCTGTAATTCAAGAACTGTTGTACAATTTGCTGAGTATTCATACCACTCAGCTTGTCAAGCATGTCCTTACTGATCTCACCTTTCTCAGATGAAGCTTGTTCATACAAGTCTTCTAAGAAAGCAAAGTCAGCAGGAGCATCTTCTGTGTCAGTTTTTGCTTCTGTCTCAGGCTCATCTGAACTTTCTTCTTCCGAATCACCATCAGATTTTTGGCCTAATTTTTTCTCTAGTTCTATGTAAGCATTCTCTAACTCTTGAGCATTTTTATATTTACCAGCAAGCATTTGCTCTTGCTGTTCCTCCATGGCTTCTCCTACTTGGAGAGAGTCCTGCTCATCTGGAGTTAAGTTTTCAGATGTGGAGACTGTATCAGTCCCCGCATCATATGTCATCGTTTCTGCCATTATACTTGAGGTGGTAGTGGTGGTCCTTCTCCTTCAGGAGCTAATGCTGCCCCTAATGCAGGGTTCTTAGATGGATCATTCATAGGTGCTCCGGCTAGTTGACCTGCCTGCTTAGCCCCTTCCATCATCATTGCTTGCTCTTGTTGTTGTTGCTGTTCTGCTTGTCTATCTTGTACACTCTTAACTAAGTTAAGGACATCAATACCTTGTGCAGCAGCTAATCTTTTAATTAACTCTTCTGGATTAATGTATTGTTGGATAGCTTCTGGTCCCATTGTTTGTGCAATGGTAGTTAAGAACTGACCAAGAGCTTGTACATCCTGACCTCTACCTAGTGAATTAATACCAGCTACAATCGTAGGCTTAACTAATCCTTTAGGTATACGTGGTATATCACCAGTCTTCTGGAAGACATTCAGTATTCTATTTAGGTATGGTACTAAGAACTCAGTAGTAAGTAAGCCGAAGAGCCCACCTAACTGCTGTTCTAGTTCCAACTGTGTCATTCGTACTTCTTCTGCAGTTGTACGTTCTGATTGTCTTACATTAAGTATAAGGAATGCTTCACTTAATCTCTTCTCTAACTGATTCATCAGTTCATAAGCTGTACTGAAATCAGCAGTCTTACCTACTTGTACAACACCGATATCATCTGGTCGTCCTTGAACGATTGCTCCGTTGCCTGCTTGGGCCAGCGTGGCTGGTTTAGTAGTACTTGAGGGTGAAACTACAAAGACAACCTTAGCTGCCGCTGCAGAGCCTTCTACGATAGCCTGAGAGAGTGCTTCAAGAGACTTAAGATCTCCTATGAATTGACCTACTCTTCCTCTACCGTATGGCTCACCATCTACTGTATTAAACCTTAAAGGTAACCACGGAGTTGCATCTATTGGTGCTTTACTTATGGATTTAGGTATGACCTTTCCGTATACTTCTTGGTGCCAAATAAATCTGTTGTTATCTCTAGTGACATGAGTGTATACATCACACTCTTCCCTACCTGTGTCATTGTATCCCTCTTCATTAGGGGACATGGCTGATGATTTCAGTTCATCTTCTTTAGGTAGGACGCCTTCTAGTAACTTCTTATTGATACGTTCTTTTGTTACTATTTCTATTACTTGACCGTTACCATCTCGTTCTATAACGTAGCGATTAAGAGGGAATAGTTTTAGACCTACCTTAGACATAAAGATAAGAGCATTACCACCGACAACTAAATGCTGTAGTGCTTGGTGTATTACTACACGATCATCTGATGCAGCAATAGCATCGAGGATAGTGCGCTCTATCTTAGCAAAGGATAAGTCTATTTCTGATTTAACTTCTGGTGAAAACTCTTCCCCTAATTGAGACTCATCTACTTGTAATTTAAAGAAGCTGGTCTGCGGTGGTACAAGACTTAGAGAAAGCTTGGAAGCTAAGGCTACTACACCTTTAGCTCCCACACTTTGCCATGGGGTCTTGACTTGTTTCATACCTCCTCTGTGCTCTTCATGACCACGGATAAGATACGGGAGAGTTAACTTTGAAGCCTCTTCTGCTTCGGATAAAAACTGGGATCGGTCACTGCTTAAATAGTCATAACGTTCTTTAGCTGTTGACATTGTTATTAGATATTAAGTGATCCAGTTTGTAATGAATTTCTATTTAATGAACCTGTTCCAGATCCTCTAGGTCTAGTAAAGGTCAGGCCACCTTGTGATCTAACACCTTGTACACCACCTTCACCTGTTGAGGCCATGTTATATAGGTCTTTCATTTGTTGCTGTTGAGTGCCTGATAGGCCAGCAAAGTCTGAGGTGAGTGCTTGGTTACCTCTTTGTAGGTTCTCAATGTTAGCTGATGCTCCAGCGAAGTCTGCTCTTAGATCACCTAAGCCAGACTGTAATGACTGTCTCATATCTGCTTCTCTTCCTAGATTAGCTTGTCTACCAGACTGCCAGTTAGAGAATCCTAATGCTTGTTGATCTAAAGCACTGAACTTATCTCTAATCCAAGCATCATTATAATCGTTGGGTGTTGATTGTGTTTGATAAACGGTTCTTGACCTTCCGCCACCGCCCATGGTTTTTCTCCTAAAGTGTAAGTGTTACAAGGGAATGTTTGTCATCCCATTTTAATTTTTTGGCAAGACCTTTTCTTACCTTTGCTTCAATGAAACTGCATCCATTATTCTTAGCAAAATCTATTACAGTATCAGTGAATAGTGCCATACATTCATCGAATCTATAGCCTGATCGTGTAGCCCATGCATTAATGTAGAATGATTTCTTACGTGGGTAGGTGATGATCTCACCAAAGACAGCTGATTCAATAGTTTCTCTATCTACAACTGCCCACATATATGATTCACCATTTACTAGTGCTTCGAGGAAGTCCTCTGCTATAAGATCTTCCTCACCATGTAATGATTTATTTATAAGGGGTGCTACTTCATTCCATATTGTAGGGACTTCTTTAGGTGGGACAAGAAGTGCTTTCATTTTATCTTATGTGGTGGTCTCTTATCTTCTCTTGGTGTTTCTAATCTTCTTTGGAACTGAGTCTTAGATTTCATCTCATTCTCTAGTTCATTGTACTGTTCTATAGGTATGAAGACATCATACTTAAAGCCTTTAGCTGTACCAAGTTTCTTAGCTAAGTCATGTGCTCTTGCTGCAACGACTCCTCCTTCTATAAGGTCAGAGTGGTCAGGACTTTTCCAAGCTTTGTAATCAGGGTCAGGATCTACATCCCAGGTATCTTTTATCCGATAACCTATGAGTTCACCCTTCTCATTCTTCTCTGGTACAAAGTTCAAGTGACCTAAAGATCCTAGTGTACGTTTAGATCCTGTGTATCCACTAGCATATGTACTTAGTAATGTACTCTTAGGATCGTAATCTTTATTAGGCATTGTAAACGTACTGCCATCTTTATTCTCGCCAGTTATAGTCTTATCTCTATCAGGGTAAGCACCTCTCATGTGTTCACCAACGACATCAAGTAAGATGTTTCGTGGTAACTCATTGACTACACCACCTTTCACTCCACCTGTAAGGTATTGTGCGAAGCGTTTGTAGTGTTCAGGTGTGCCTAGCTTATCTAAGACAGCATCTCTTATACCTAGAGGGTTCTTTCTTATCTGATTGATGCCTTGTATAGCTAATCCTCCTACACCTGCTGCAGCGGCTGGTGTTGGACCAGTCTTCAGCATCTGTGGGGTGAATGCTTTCCAAGGTCTTAGATGTTTCCAATTCTGGATACCGCCTTTAGTAAG